CTTAAAAGAAATGCGTTTCTTTGCTATGCGTAGACTATTACGTTTTGACACTAGAGATATTGCCAAAACAAACCTTGATAAAAACGATTTTCAACATTTGGCCACGACCCAGGGCCCTAAGGAACAACAAGATATGACAACTATGAACGAATCACGCTGGAACAATAAAAGCACAAAGAAAACTAGCCGTGCAGTTGCTGGTAAAACAGAAGTTATTGTACGTCACGCTAGACCAGTAGATGAAGAATACTCGGGCTCCCGCAGTCAAAAGAAAAACATCAAGGCAATTTTTATTCAAAACCAAGACGGTGAACGTTTTAAGTATCCATTCATTCACCCAGCAGGCGCATTTGCAATGGCACAACACGTGGACCACGGCGGCATTCCGCACGATCCAGCAGGCAAGGCAATTATCAATATGAGCGAACAAATTGCTCAACTACAAGAATTTCAACGTAAAGTACACAGAGCCACCTTGCACGATGACGCAACAGGAATTACAGAAAGAGCCATAGGCCGTTTACAAGAACTAAAAGCACAGGTGGAATGTTTAGGCAAGCGTCAACACTACGAGCGTTGGATGGAATCTTTCCAAGAACCCAGTATGATGGATGACGGTTTAGATGACGTCACAATGGAACAGTATAAACAGAAATTTACTCAATCTACTTTCCAAGAAGAACTAAGCGCATTTTTCCCGCTACTACATAGAATTATGAGCGAAGATAATATTGTAGACTTAGAAGAGTTTGTTAATGAATCTGAAGAAGATGCTGACGAGGCATTTGATATTGGTATGGGTGCTGCTAGTCACGGTAAAGCAGGTCCTGAACAAGAATTTGAAGATTGGGCAGATGCTACCGAACAAAATAAATTAACTGATGATCAAATCGCAGAACTTAAACAAGCATTAGATTCATTGCCTAAAGACCAAACTGGCCCTGAATTAGAATTGGGTCCAGATGGAACTACTGCTTGGCAATTCTTTAGCGAACTAGGTCTTGAAGATGAAGATCTAGAAGATAAATTTAAAGATGCTGCCAATGTTGATCCAGAAACAAATGCAGTTGAAGTTTTCAAAGTCTGGGCACAACAAGACTATCCTGAACTAGCAGTAGCGTTAGGAATGAGCGGTACAGGAACTCCACAGGCCGAGCCTGAACCAGAAGCAGGTGCTGAAGAACCAACTGCTGAAAATGAAGAACAGGGTGGTATGCCTAACAAGACAATGCCAACTCGTGAAGCAGTTGTTAAGGAAGTTGCCAAACTAGTTAAGAGTCGATTTAATGAAGACAACCCGGCAGTGGGACCATTTAACGGTGTTCCAAACATTGCTTTAGACATTAAAAAGAAATGCGCAGAAATGTTTGGAGATGAAGTTGGTGATCAATGCGAACAACTGGCATTAGAGTTTATGGAAAAATTAACTCAAAAATACGAACAGAAACACGGTCCAATTGAGGATGACGGCTTATCTCGTTTGAAAGAATTGTTAGGCAATGTTAAAGCAAAAGTAGAAGAAATGGGCGGAGATATTACAGTTAATGGACATGCACCTGGCAATAACATTATGTCAGCAGAAGAAAATGTAGCAGAATCTGAATTTTCGGCAATGAAAAGACTGCTTGATTTTAAAAAATAATTGGTAAAAAAATACCAGTTTCTACTACCATTTAGGTTGTGGAGATAAATAGATGTGTGTATACTTAATCGTATGCACACATTTTTCTTTTTAGTCAGTTGGCTTTAAAGAAGAGGCATAATACATTTTATAAAGGCAAAACATTATGGCAACTTTAGCAGAAATCCGCGCGAAGCTCCAAGCTTCATCCCAACAAAATTCAAGCCAAGGCGGAGGCGACAATGCAATCTATGCGCATTGGAATATCCAAGAAGGTCAAACAGCAACAGTCAGATTCCTTCCTGACGCAGACCCAAACAACACTTTTTTCTGGATCGAACGTGCAATGATCAAATTGCCATTCGCCGGTATTAAAGGTGATACAGCAAGTAAACCAGTTACTGTACAAGTTCCTTGTATGGAAATGTGGGGTGAAACTTGCCCAATTCTTACTGAAGTTCGTCCTTGGTTCAAAGATAAATCTTTGGAAGAAATGGGTCGTAAGTACTGGAAAAAGAAGTCTTACTTGTTCCAAGGTTTGGTAGTTGATAGCAAACTACAAGAAGACAAGGTTCCTGAAAATCCAATTCGTCGTTTCATTATGAGCAGCCAAATTTTTAACATTGTTAAGAATGCATTAATGGATAGTGAAATTGAAGAATTGCCAACAGACTATGTCCGTGGCTTGGATTTCAAGATTGCTAAAACTAGTAAAGGTGGTTATGCTGACTACACAACCAGTAATTGGAGTCGTCGTGAACGTGCTTTGAGCGAAGCAGAAAACGCAGCAATTAAACAATTTGGTTTGTTTGATTTGAAGACATTCCTTCCTAAGAAACCAACTGATGTTGAACTTCGCGTAATGAAAGAAATGTTTGAAGCGTCCGTTGACGGCGAAGCATTTGATATGGAGCGTTGGGGTGCTTACTACAAGCCAGATGGTCTTCGTAGCAATTACACAACTACTACTTCTTTGCCACCAACTCAGGCAGCAAGTCGTCCCGCACCTGCGGCTCGTCCAGCACCTGTTGTAGAAGATGCAGTTGAATCTAATCCACCTTGGGAAGATGATGTTGCAGGTGCAGAAGCATCGTTTAACACTCCTCCAAAGACTGAACCAGCAAGTGGTGCAGGTAGCCGAGCAGCAGATATCATTGCAATGATTCGTAATCGTCAAAGCACCTAATTAGGAGATAGATTATGTCAAAGAGTTTCGATATCTCGAAATTCCGCAAATCTATCACTAAGAGTATTGATGGTTTGGGAATCGGTTTTAATGATCCTACTGACTGGATCAGCACTGGCAATTATGCTCTAAACTATCTTATCTCGGGGGACTTCTTCAAAGGAGTCCCTTTGGGTAAGGTAACAGTATTTGCTGGAGAAAGTGGTGCAGGGAAAAGTTATATTTGCTCGGGCAATATTATTAAGGCAGCACAGGAACAGGGCATTTACGTTATCCTAGTTGATAGCGAAAACGCACTTGATGAAAAATGGTTAATTGACTTAGGTGTCAATACAAGCGATGAAAAGTTGTTAAAACTTAATATGGCTATGATTGACGATGTGGCAAAAACTATCTCCGAGTTTATGAAAGAGTATAAACTTATGCCTGAAGAGTCGCGTCCAAAAGTATTGTTTGTAGTTGACTCGTTGGGTATGTTGTTGACTCCAACTGACGTTAATCAGTTTGAAGCAGGCGAGATGAAGGGTGATATGGGTCGTAAACCTAAGGCACTTACTAGTCTAGTTCGTAACTGCGTTAATATGTTTGGGTCGTGGAATGTTGGTTTGGTTTGTACTAATCACACATATGCAAGTCAAGATATGTTTGACCCAGATGACAAAATTAGTGGCGGTCAAGGATTCATTTACGCAAGTTCTATCGTTGTTGCTATGCGTAAATTAAAACTGAAGACTGATGCTGACGGTAATAAAACATCTGAAGTGCACGGTATTCGTAGTGCTTGTAAGATTATGAAAACTCGTTATTCTAAGCCTTTCGAAAGTGTACAAGTAGAGATTCCATACTCAACAGGTATGAGTCCGTTTAGTGGATTAGTTGACTTGTTTGAAGGTAAGGGTGCATTGAAGAAAGAAGGCAATAGTCTTGTCTACACTACTAAAGATGGCGAAATTATCAAACAATTCCGCAAGGCTTGGGAACGTAACGAAAAAGATGGATTGACTATTATGATGTCTGAATGGAAAGATACAAGTAATAGTATTTCCGCAACTATAGAAGAAACTGAGGAATAAAAATGGAAGAAGATCTAATTATTGAAATTTGGGATGTTTTTAAAGAGTATATATCTGATAAAAATAAAGAAATTGCTGCAAATCATTTTGTAGATTTCTTACTTGGTAAAGATGTAGAAACTTCCACATTAAAAGCACTTGTTGGTTATGATTCAGCACTCGACGATGCTATCGAATTAGTCGCTGGCGACGAAGATGTTGATACAGAAGTTGACGAGGATGATTGGGACCTATACCAAGACGAGGATTAATCCATGTCTTGGTATGCTAAGGTCTCATCTGACATATCGCATTTACCAGGTTGTTTAGACTATTTTTATAGTGAACTAGAGCAGGCCCGCAAAGAGGTTAAAATCTACGGCAGCGTAGAAAAAGCCTCTGCGAGCTTGCCTGGCATTGTGGAGCATAGATTTAATCAACTTCAGGAAATTGAAGCGGTACTGGAATATCTAAATATTGAATTACGTAGAATTCGAAGTAAAACATTTAGAAAATATCTGGAAAACTATCAACGTGCCCTTAGTAGCAGGGATGTTGAAAAATATGTTGACGGCGAATCTGATGTCGTGGATATGGAAAAAGTCATTAATGAATTTGCTATGTTGCGGAATCAGTGGCTAGGCATTGTTAAGGGTTTGGACATTAAACAATGGCAATTAAGCAATATTATTAAATTACGTGCCGCAGGGCTTGAAGATATTTCACTATAAGTGTATAATACTGTTATGTATATTGAAGACTTAATCAACGAGTTTATGTTTGGCCAAGTCAAACCCAACAGATTTGATTCTAAAATTATTGATAGTTTTACAAATCAAATTATGAACGGGACTGGCTTCACTGAAAAACAAAGTGTACTGGCAGTAAAAATTATTACTAGATATGCAGAGAGATTATCTACAGAATTGAAGAAAGATATTCGCCCGTTCTTAGAAAACCCGCAATTTAGATTTAAAATTAGAAAAACCGTGACTGATCGTTCCATCAAAATTATTGATAATAAAATTATCGAAGCACGGTTTCCGTATGACGAATATTTTATTACAGAAATTAAAAAATACAGAACTAGCGACCCTACAAATAATATTATATGGGATAAGGACAATACTTCTTGGAATTTTCAGTTAAGGGAAGACAATATACAATTTTTGTCCAACTTATGCAGTGACATTGATTTTGATTACGACGATCAATTTAAGCATTATGCTAATCAAACTGCTGACATTATTCAAAATATGGAAAAGTATGCACCCATATTAACGTCAGTTGACGGAACCTTAAAAATAGTGAATTCTCCCAAAAATATGCCAGAAATTACCGCCACTGATGTAGTAGGTGCAGTCTGCCAAGCAAGGCAATATGGTGTCTCATTATACTCTGACGACATTGATAGGTATTTGAATAGTGATCAAATTGATGCCAAGATTAAACAGTTCCTAACTTCTGACAATGGCAATCCAATCAAACTTTCCAACAGCGAAAATGACGTAAAATGCTTGGAAATCATACTAAAAAATATGGGACCAACTTTGTTCATTGTACCTGGCGGATCGGAATTAGAAAAACTTGAACGTGCATTTGGCATTCTTAAGGGCATTGGAGTGGCAGAAAAAAATATGAGCGTTTTATTCAGATTACCGACAGAAAGTGGTAAAAATTTCAATGATTTTGTCAAAAAAATGGGAATAAATGGGCCAATTGACACTGAAACAAAAGTGGTGTTTATCAGTGGCAAACTGCCTAAACCACTAGTTAAATCTGGAATCAGATTCAACTCTATTATTAATTTAGGATTTGATAGCGCACATTACACACTGAAATCTTTCGTGAAAAATCACCAAAATTTGGTATATTTTGACGTGAACAAAAATCAAAAAGGACTTAATTTTGGCAACTTGTAAAGTTATTATTAAAGACGAGGTTAATGTCAAATTTGAAAATTTAGATCTTGATACTCGAAAAGCGTTAGTTAAAAAATTCAAGTACGAAGACCCTAGTGCCCGCTTTAGACCCAGTTATAAATTGGGTCGATGGGACGGTTCTATCAGTTTTTTTGGTCTAGGCGGAACTACATACCTTAGTATGTTACCAACTGTATTAGAGTATCTTGAAAGTAAAAACTTCTACGTTGAAGTTGAAGATCACCGTCGACCTACGACCTTAGAATTTCCTGAAATTTCGGCGGATTTTTGGGGCGATCAAACGTGGCCGGAAGGACATAGGTTTGCTGGTGAAAAAATTCGATTACGTGAAGATCAAGTTGATGCAGTCAACATATTCTTAAAAAATCCACAATGCATACAAGAAATTGCCACCGGTTTTGGTAAAACTATTACCACCGCAACACTGAGCAAAATATGTGAAAAATACGGTCGAACAATAACCATCGTTCCTAACAAAAGTCTTGTTGAACAAACTGAAGAAGATTTTATTAATTGTAAATTGGATGTGGGTGTGTACTATGGCGACAGAAAAGACCTTGATAAAACTCACACAATTTGCACTTGGCAAAGTTTGAATATTTTGGACAAAAATAGCAAAAATTGGGACGAAGCTGCCTGTGCTAGATTGGAAATGTTGCTGGACAATGTACAGTGTGTTATGGTGGACGAGGTGCATATGGCCAAGGCAGATGTACTTAAAAATTTGCTGACTAGAAATCTTGCCAACGCACCTATACGTTGGGGATTGACTGGGACTATACCTAAAGCAGAGCATGAATTTCAAAGTATTCGCGCAAGTTTGGGTGAAGTAGTAAACCGAGTTGCTGCACATACTTTGCAAGAAGCAGGTGTATTGAGCACTTGTCACGTAAATATTATTCAAACTGCCGAGTGGAAAGAATTTGGTAGTTATGCAGAAGAATTAAAATATCTAGTAACTGATGATAGCAGGATGACCTATGTCAGCAAGTTAATTAAAGAGATTTCTCAAACAGGAAACACATTAGTATTGGTTAATAGAATTGATTCTGGAAAAGGAATTATTGAAAGACTTCCTGATGCCGTATTTGTATCAGGCGAAGTAAAAACAAAAGATCGCAAAGAAGAATATGATGAAATTAAAACTGCTACTAACAAGATTATTGTGGCGACTTACGGTGTGGCCGCTGTGGGTATTAATATTCCAAGGATTTTTAATCTGGTTCTTCTTGAGCCCGGAAAGAGCTTTGTCCGCGTTATCCAAAGCATTGGACGTGGCATTAGAAAAGCAGATGACAAGGACTTTGTACAAATTTGGGATATCACAGCGGCGTCGAAATATGCCAAAAGGCACCTTACCGAACGTAAAAAGTTTTACAAAGATGCCAAATACCCGTTCTCAATCGAAAAAACAAAGTATTAACGATTGACATCTTAATGTCAGGCGTGTAAACTAATAATAACAAATTGGAGAATTATTCTGCAGATACTTACATTAGAAAATCAAACATATTACCTTAACGACTTGCCTAATGAAATAGAAGACGATTTGAGGTTTGCTGTGTTAGATAATAGCGATAGTTCAAACCCTGATCATTTCTTTATTCCTTTAATCTTTTTAGAAAGTTTTACAGGTCCAGCAGTGGTATTACAAATAGGCCCACATGAAGTTACTATGCCGTTGGATTGGTGTACTATTGTAGGCGATCCTGAGGGCCCTGACATGGAAGTGTTGCCTTTAACAAGTTTGAACGACCGAGGATTTAGAACATTTTGTTTCAATCCACGCAGCAGTTTTAGACCAGAATTTTTAGATATTGATATTATTGATGTTTATCAAGATGTTAAATGGTACTTTCCTAAAATGCGTCCTGGTCAATTGTTATGCACTCCATTAGAACCTGGACCTTCACCTCGATGCGCATACTTTGTAAAAGAAGTCAGTCGCCAAAGTGAATTGGTAGATTTTACTAAATGCTGGTGATTTATGGGAAATCTTACACCAGGGGCAACCTTAATTTACGAACGCAGTGGTGAAGAAATTTACACCAGAGAAGCGGGTCAATTAGATAGGAATTTAGTTGGTTATCAATATAAAAAACCTGTAGATACTCGTACCAGTGATGGCAGGCCTTTAATTGATCATATTCGAGAAGACAAGCTGTGGAACGAAATTCGTCGAGCAGCAAAGACTAATCCTGCCTTGCAAAAAGCACTGGAGCAATGTATAATATTATATCATCTAAGCAATCCTACTTAACAAACCGTTCCCTATCATCCAGTATAATTATGGCAACAGCAAAACCTAAAAAACCTAAAGCATTAGACCTGGGTCGAGTACTTAAGGCAGTTGATAATAAAAACTATGATTTTTATTCATCACTGTCTGAAGCCGAACTTAAAGAGTTTAGCCCCTATGTGCTGATGCGATTTATTTCTAATACGCCACATCCTGACAGAGATATTAAGGAATGGTATATTACACAAACTAATGAAAATGTTAATAAACATCATTGGGCGTTGAGTAAAAATCACGAAGGTTTATTGTGGCAGTTGTATGCCGGTGTGGGCGCAGGTATACAAGTTGATCACACTTTTATGCCTATGTTAAAGGGCAGTCTTGACAAATTTGAAAAGTTGATTGAGGAACTGAATCCCACAATGAAAAATGATGAGATTAAATTATTAGCTAAATTAATGACAGATGACGAACGTGCAGAGTTATTTGATGCAATGGGATTTGATAAGAAACAAAGGAAAGAATATGAATAAATTTGATTATAGCAATATTGTAAATTTAAACCTTAATTTTAATAATTCAGCTTGGAATTCTACCACTCATAATGTTACAGTATCGCACGACCCGAATTCGCCTGGAAAATTTTTAATTAAAATGACTCCCATACATAATGAAATCTTGATAGATGATCTTACATTAGCCAATAATTTATTGAGTAAATTTAGGAAGGCCGCGTGATAGCATTGGTTAATCAACCTTATAGTTGTGTGCATTGTAACAAGAGTTTTATGCAAGAAAAAACTCTTGTGGCACATATGTGCGAGCGAAAGCGCCGCGCACTACAAAAGGATGAGAAAAGAGTGCAGGCAGGTTTTATGGCCTATAATCGTTTTTGGCAATTAACACAAAATGCCAAAAAGCCCAAGACTTATGACAACTTTGCAGACAGCAGTTATTATAACGCCTTTGTAAAATTTGGTAGTTTTATTAATAACGCTAACCCATTGTACCCAGACAAGTTTATTGACTACGTGATTAAAAGTGGTGCTAAATTAGATAACTGGTGTAAAGATAGTTTGTATGAAAAGTATCTTTATGAAATGCTGAAAACAGAACCAGTAGAATCAGCAGTACAACGAACCCTACAAACAATGATGGAATGGGGCGACGAACATAGTGCAGAGTTTAATCATTACTTTTTATATGCCACACTAAATCGTGCAGTTAACGATATTGTAAATGGTAAGATCAGTTGCTGGGTGATTTTAAATTGCGAAGATGGAAAAGCAATGGTTCGTAATATGAGCGACGATCAATTGAATATGATTGCACCTGCTTTTGATGTGCCACACTGGCGTAAACGTTTTAAGGAACTGCCAGCTGATGTTGCATTAGTGAAAGAAATTTTAGAAGAAGTCGGAATAAAATGACCACTGATATAGTGAAAGAGTTTTGTCAACACCACAGAATTAATATTCTTGACACTAACAAAAGAGCAAGCCGTTATCATAAAGTCAATATAAATTACTTTCATGATCCCTTGGATTTTAATCGTGTTTATGAAGATATTGTGTTCGATAGCGAACCCTTGTATACTGTAGAGATTGCAGAAAGTGAATTAGAACGAGTTGCAAACTTTGAATCAGAAGTGTTTAATAACATGAAGAAGCAAGGGCATTACAGAATGTTTGAAACATTAATGGAACAAAAAGAACGTGAACGATATTTGAGGGACAAATATCCAGCAGTGAAAAAAGCATACGAACAATATAGCCTAATGTTAAAATTATCAGAAAGTGGAGAACTGTGACACAACCAAATTCTGCCAAAGGTAGAACAAGTTACGATTCCACATCAACTGGATCTTTGATTCCATTCTTTAATAGGAATGTATCTGAGTACCCCACTGAAGCAGGCGCTGTAAAATTTGATCTAATCCCAGTCACTCGGCAAAAAGACATAATGATCAATCACGCTAGGATGTATGCCCAGCAAGAATATGATCGAATTATAGAATTAGTTAATGTGTTACAAAAACAAGCAGAACAAATTAAACGTAGATTAGAAGTTACAGATGCCGTACACGCTGCCGAGTATCAGTTTAAAGCAGTAATGGGGCAGGTATATTATCTAGTTTGGGATAAGAGAAAAATGAAAACATTGTTAGTACACAATGGCCCAAAAGGGTGGTCAGCCAGTCCTCCAGAAGATTATGAATACATAACACCAGTAAAATATATGGGCGATCATACTTGGTTAGAAGTTGACGATCCGCAAAATTAAATGTAAAATTAGTAAAGGAATTTTATGAAAATACCAAAAGATGGAAGCAAGTGGTGCGGCGCGGATAGCCGTAAAATATTCTGTGTAATATACACAAAGGAAATCGAAGATCATACGTGGATCTATTATCGAGAGCAAGATACTGGTACTGAATATAGTTGTTATATGGAAAGTTTCCTATTGAGATTTACGGAGATACCAGAATGATAAGATTAGAAGGCTTTGTAAAAAAGGGTTGGGGCAGCGAATTAATTTGGGCCACCACTGACAAGTACTGCGGCAAGTTAATGAATTTTAATACAGGCGCAAAATTTAGTATGCACTTTCATTCTGAGAAAGAAGAATCTTGGTATGTACTAAGTGGAAAGTTTATTGTTAAGATTATCGATACTAAAACAGCAGATGTACAAGCCCATGAATTAAATGTGGGAGATACTTGGCATAATGTTCCGCTGTTACCTCATCAATTGATATGTATTGAAGAAGGAACAATTATTGAAGTTAGTATGCCTGATAGTATAGCAGATAATTACCGTGTAGGAAAAGGCGATAGTCAGAAATGAAAATCTTAATTACGGGTCATAAAGGTTTTATTGGCCAAAATATGGTCAATGCACTTAAAGACGACCACGAACTTTCTTTTTACAACTGGGGTGATGCTCCTCCAAACTTTGCTGGTTTAGATTGGTGTATTCACTTAGGTGCAATTAGTAGCACTAACGAACGAGATGTAGAAAAAGTTATGAGACAAAATCATGACTTTAGTTGTCTAACACTGTTAGCCTGCATAGAAAATGGTGTTAACTTGCAATATGCCAGCAGTGCCAGCGTATACGGGCTGACTAATAATTTTAGTGAAAATACCCCGCCAAATCCTGCAAGTCCCTATGCTTGGAGCAAATACCTATTTGATAGAAGTGTGATGTCGCAAAACTTTAAGGACATTCGTGTACAAGGTTTCCGTTACTTCAATGTTTACGGCCCTCACGAAGATCATAAAGATCAACCTAGTCCACATCATAAGTTTACTAAGCAAGCAGAAGAGACTGGTGTTATTAAATTGTTTGAAGGTAGTGACCAATTCCTACGTGATTTTGTTCCAGTCAGCGAAGTAATCAATGTACACAAGAAATTCTTTAATGTACAAGAGTCTGGTATATGGAATGTGGGAACAGGCAAGCCACAGTCATTCCAACATATTGCAGAAACTATTGCTGAAGGTCTAGAAGCAAAGATTGAATATATCCCAATGCCAGATGACCTTAAAACACAGTATCAAAAATATACTTGTGCAGACGTGACCAAGTTAAGAAAGCATTATCCATGACTACAGTGATTGTAAATGGTACATTCGATATTCTCCATCCGGGGCATATTGCTATGCTAAACACGGCCCGTAGTTTAGGTGACTACCTTGTTGTATGTATCGATACTGACAGCCGTGTTAAAGAACTTAAGGGCGATAAGCGACCTATCAACGATCAAAACTTTCGCAGAATAATGCTACAAAATTTAAAGGCTGTAGATATTGTAGAACTATTTGACAGTCAAGAAGACCTTATTAGATTACTTAAACTTTACCAGCCAGACATTATGGTTAAGGGTAGTGATTGGCGAGGCAAAAGCGTAGTAGCAGAACAATACGTTAAAAAGATACATTGGTATGACAGAATTGAAGAATACTCCAGCACAAAAATTATTCAAAGTATTACTGATCGGTGATAGTTGCATTGATGAATATAAGATTGGAACAGTTGATAGACTGAGTCCAGAAGCACCAGTGCCAGTTATCAAGGATGTTGAAACTACAACAGTGCCTGGTATGGCTGCTAACGTATATAATAATCTTAAACAGTTAGGCATTGATGCAGAGTTCATTACTAACGATGCCGTCATTAAAAAGACTAGATATATTGATAAACGATCAGGACAACATTTACTAAGAGTGGATGATGAACCCAAAATTGTTCACTGGAGTGGCAAAACATCGGACCCTATTACAAGTTATGATGCCATTGTGATATCAGATTATGATAAGGGTTTTTTACGTTATGATGAAATAGAAGACCTCGTTAGACAAGTTTCGTGTCCAGTCTTTATTGATACAAAGAAAACTAGATTAGCAGACATCGCCCGCCCATTCCAGTCACCCCACGTTTATATCAAAATTAACGAACTTGAATTTAAGAATGCCAAAACACTTGGCGACAATGTTATTGTTACGTTAGGAGACAAAGGTGCTCAATATAAAGGCAAAACATATCGAACAACTAAAGTTGAAGTAGCAGATGTGTGCGGTGCAGGGGATACTTTTTTGGCAGCGCTAACTTATCAATACCTATTGACAGGAAACATAAAAATTGCTATAATGTTTGCTAACACCGCTGCAAGCATAACAGTTCAACACCGCGGTAATTATGCACCAACCTATGATGAGATAAGAATTGCCGGATATTGATTTAGACTTTGCAAATCGTAATGGTGTGTTAGACATCATTAAACATATTCCTGCCACTTTGGAAGATGGACGCAAACATAACACAGGTGTTTATTGTCAACCTATTCCCGTTAATCCACTGACTGGGCAAGCCAGTATTGATTATAAGACTGCTGAATCAAGAGGATATTTTAAGATTGACTTTTTGAATGTCAGTGCTTATCAAGGTGTTAGAGATGAAGACCATTTAGTTCAATTGCTGAATACTGAACCACTTTGGGAATTGCTAGGCGAGAAAGAAGTGTGCGATCAATTATTCCATATTAATGGATATCATACATTGGTAGCCAGTCTTGCGCCAAAAAGTGTAACTGAGTTAGCTATGGTCTTGGCTATGATGCGACCTGGGAAGAAACATCTCGTTCCAATATGCAAGGAGCAGGGCTTCCAAGCGATCCAAGATGAAATTTGGACTAAGACTGACGATACCTATTTCTTTAAGAAGAGTCATTCAATTTCCTATGCAAGTGTTATTGTAGTGCAATTGAATTTGATTTGTGAAAAGATCAGTTACGGGTATTCTTAGGAACACGTACTAGTTGAATACTTTTGCGTTTGATACGCTTTTCGGCGATCTCACTTAGATTTACACTGGGCCCAAATACTAATTCGATATCTTTGCTATTAAATGTTTTGATAGCATATCTAAATGCCTGCATTTCCTTCTTTAGAAAAATGCTAATGGGAATCTTTCTATTAGATTCCCACCACCAAACTTCACCCAATTCTAAAAATTTACGACGTGCCTCGTCTGTAATTATCATACTAATATCATATATGCTAGTAACGTAGTCATCAAAATTGATAACAATGCCCACGTATTCGATATTGTTCGATTTTACGCAGGAGACAAAGGGGTGGAGTTCTTGGAAGGTTTCGGAAGATGACATTGTAATCAATAAATACTCATATGTTAAGTTTACCAGTCTATTTATATCCAAATATTTATCCAGTTATATTAGACCTGGATTCAACTGTGCGAGGAGTCAATCGAGTTATGTATCAACGTGATCTAAAAATACAAAAGGGTGTCAAAAACAAGGTTCAAATTCAATTTAAGAATAGCGACCAAAAACGTATACCTATCAGCAACAGTTCAACTTTTGTGTTTACTATGTTTGACGCACTTGAGAAAAGACAATTGTTACAAAAACAATTGACAGTTATTGACGATGGGTCTACCTTAGCCCTCCGTGGACTAGCACAATTGACACTTACCGAAAGTGATACAGTAGACTTGGATGTTAGCAGTTACACTTTCTCCATCACTTACCAAGATCCTGCTGACGGAACTTATTTGCCAGCTTATTCAAATACCTACTATGGCATCAACGGTACACTGACTTTGGCAGAGGACATTTACCCTGCACTACAGCCCAGTCAAGAAATTACTGCATTTATTCGTAGATTCAACAGCAGCCTCCACGGCGGCCTGGGCAAATACGAACACACTAGCGGCAATGTCTATGCCTATCCAGAATATAAAAGCAACACGGCATTACACACAATGGCCCTGTATATGACTGACTTCAAAGGTACGGTAAACATACAGGCCACAATGAATAATCAACCAGACTCAACTGGCTACTATTTCAATGTACAGTCGTTGACTTATGATGGATTTAGCGGCGTTGACTATGTCAACTTTAACGGTATATACAGTTATGTCCGTGTTCAATTCATCCCTGCAGATAATCCTGCCACCAATACCAACGACGACCCTGCTTATTACGGTTCGTTTGACCGAGTCTTATATAGAAGTTGAACATCACGCTTGTTGACTTAGTAATACAGTTACGTTACAATAGTTGATGAATGAAATACAGGATACCCTGTTAGCACTATTGCCTCCAAAGCGTAAATCCTCTCCAAGTGGATGGACCAGCTTCAACGCGGTATGCTGTCATCATAATGGTGATAGTATGGATACACGGGCTCGTGGTGGAATAAGAATCGACAAAGACGGATTTGTTTACCACTGCTTCAACTGCGGATTCAAAGCAGGATGGACTCCGGGCAAACTACTCAGCAAGAATACTAGAAGCCTATTCAAATGGATGGGGCTTAGTGAAATAGACATTGGCAAATTAAACCTAGTGGCATTGAAGGTAGTAGACGACCAACCTGTACTTAAGAAGCCGCTAAACTTTACTTTACAGGAAAAACCCCTACCTGATGATTGCTTGCCAATCGATACTTGGATAGAGGAAGGATGCCACGATCCAGAATTGTTGGCAGTAATCGAATATGTTGTAACCACTCGTAAGATGGGGTGGGATTGGTACAACTGGCATTGGAGTGCGGCTGATGGATACCGAGATCGAGTCATACTGCCATTTTATCACGACGGGAAAATCGTAGGTTACACTGGACGCAAGATCAAAGAAGGTAAGCCAAAATATCTAACGGACGCACAACCAGGTTATGTGTTTAATTTGGATGCACAGACATTCGACCGTAAATACGTCATCGTTGTAGAAGGCCAATTTGATGCCATAGCGATAGATGGTTGTGCTGTAATGCATAACGATCCAAATGAAACTCAATGTACACGACTGAACTCGCTAGGTAGAGAAGTCATTGTTGTTCCAGATAAAGATAAACCTGGTGCAAAACTTGTCGGCGCTGCCATAAAAAATAAATGGAGTGCCAGTTTGCCACCGTGGGAGGATGATATAAAAGATGTGGCAGATGCAGTTAAACGATACGGTCGTCTGTACGTGCTAACTACTATCCTACACTATCGAGTACAGGGCGAGATAAATTTACACCTATTAGAAAAGAAACTACTAAATGTCAAAGAATAAAAAAGATACGCCAAAACCCAATTACGATTATGCGATGCAAAAACTTTACTTGGAAATGTTTCTAAGTGATGCTGAAACTTTTATACGCTGCCAAAATATTTTTGATCCATTAAACTTTGATCAAAGACTACAGACATCGGCCGAATTTATTAACAAGTATGTTGATGACTATAAGGTAATGCCCGAGACAAATATTGTCAATGCAGCCACTCGCAGTGAGTTTGAAGCAATTCAAATTCCCAAAGAAAACTACGAATGGCTAATGAATGAGTTTGAAAATTTTAGTCGACATAAAGGACTTGAACGTGCTATTATTGAATCCAGTGATTTGCTGGAAGCGGGCGACTATGGTCCAGTTGAATTACTAATTAAGAACGCTATTCAAATTAGTCTTAACAAAGATATGGGCACTGATTACTTTGCTGATCCCCGTGCCCGTTTGGCAAAACTTAAAGACAACAATGGACAGATTAGTACAGGATGGCCAGGTGTTGATAAGAAGCTGTATGGAGGATTCAATCGTGGTGAGTTGAATATCTTCTGTGCAGGATCGGGTGGTGGTAAGAGTTTGTTCTTGGCTAACTTGGGCGTGAACTGGGCACTGATGGGTTTGAACGTTATCTATCTAACATTTGAGTTGAGTGAAGGTTTGGTGTCAATGCGATTGGACAGTATGACAACTGGCATTGGTACTAGAGAGATCTTCCGCAACTTGGATGACGTTGAACTCAAAGTTAAAATGTTGGGAAAACGTAGTGGACATATGCAAGTTAAGTATATGCCTTCAGGAAAAAACTGTAACGATATTCGAGCCTATTTAAAGGAATATCAGGTTAAAACAGGCGTGAAACCAGACGTTTTGCTTATAGATTACCTTGATTTAATGATGCCTTTAAGTGTGAAGGTAAGTCCCAGTGATTTGTTTGTTAAGGACAAATACGTGGCTGAAGAGATCAGAAACTTAGCAATGGAAACACAATGTGTGACTGTTACTGCCAGTCAGTTGAATCGTAGTGCTGTTGAAGAAATTGAATTTGACCACAGTCATATCTCGGGTGGCCTAAGTAAGATTATGACAGCAGATAACGTAATTGGTATCTTTACCAGTCGTGCTATGAAGGAACGTGGGCGCTATCAAATCCAGTTTATGAAGACACGTAGTAGTAGTGGTGTTGGTCAGAAATGTGATTTGGAATTTAATATTGATACATTGCGTATTACTGACATTGATGAAGAAGAACAGCAACAACCAGGTTTTAGGCAAGGCGGCGGCGGAACGTCCAGTGTAATGGAAGGCTTAAAACGTACCAGTGTAGTAAGTACTAGTACAGTTGATAATTGGGAAAAGCCCAAGGCTAAGGAAGGGTTTGACTTTACTAAACTGCAATCAAAGTCTACAGGTCAAGCACCCAAGATTAGAAGTATGCTGGATAACTTAAATCCTGAAAAGGATTAAAGCCATTGGGCAGTGGTTATATGTGCAGCATTGATTAGACCAAGTTGCCATTGTTGATCGCTGTCTATTTTAAATACGGTTTCAATATTGGCGTCGGCAATTTCCCAGCGATGCGTTTCATCTTGGTTACTGTTGTCCAATTGATTATCCAGTTTGCCATCTTCCCAACTCCAGTAGCCTGCACATGCTCTAAATAATTTGGGACCATATCCTTGACTCAATGCTTGCAATATACTGAGGTCGCTGGTAATGGCAATTTCTTTGTTTAGTACGGTAGTAGTGGGTCCACGCCAATCTGGCGTGTGGATTATTTGGACCCTATGTATATTATGAACACCACCATAGTACAAAGGCACGCCTAATCTGCTGGCAGAACTACTGGTATCAAGTCCAGTGTTTTCAGCCACTTCGTGTAGTGTCATATGAACCAGGCTATTGTTTAACTGTAATGCTAGGGCCAAATGGCGATTATGGCTGACAATTAAACTTACACTTTTTGATAACTCATCCCGTGGATTATTGGGGTTGGCCACTAATAACTGCCCTGAATAAAAATTAGATAACTGTGTACTCATATAGATATATTTACTCTATATAAATATTACTTATGAACTTGCTGGAACTATTTGAACCGCCTATCGGGCAACACCTTACTCTTAATCCCAAAATTTGGGAAGCCCGAGGCACACTGCAAGGCGCGGTTCACGGAGCACTACTACGCATTGCCGAAGATTTTATAGACTTTCTAGATATAGATTTGGATATCAAAGACATTGTGATCACTGGCGGTAACGCAAATTATACCTACACCAGCCACAGTGACATTGACCTGCACATTATTGCAGATCTCAGTCAAGTCAAGTGCGATAGAGAAATACACGAACTATTAGATACCAAACGCTTACTTTACAAGAAAACTCGCAATATCAACGTGCACAAGATCCCAGTAGAACTATACGTGGAAGATGCGGATATGCCAGCTGTGAGTGGCGGCTGTTACAGCGTACTTGACAAGGCCTGGGTCAAAAAGCCACAGCCTCCTGAATTTGCTGACTATGACGAGCAAGATGTAAAAGAAAAAGTTGGTCATTGGCATACAGTTATTAAACACGCTACCAAGAATAAAAATATCGCCGCTGCCCAACATACAATGAAGCTGCTGCGCCATTATCGTAAATTGGGATTGAAAACCCCAAAAGGTGAATTTTCCATACCCAATTTGGTATTCAAAAGTCTACGTAACGACGACTCGATTGGTAAACTACAACAACTATTAGATATTGCTCACAACCGTAGCCTTAGTATATAATAGTAGTATGAATACTTTATACTTAGACATGGATGGGGTCGTTGCCGACTTTGACGCCCATGCCAAAACCCTAATGCAGCTGACCCCCGAAGAACTAAATCAAGCTGTACTTGACGGCCGCTATCCCGATGACAAGTGGCGCAGAATCCTGGACTATCCCCGATTTTTCAGGGATCTACCACCCATGCCCCGCGCACACGAACTGGTCACACTGGCACGCCGCTATGAATCAGAACTGGGCTATAACCTGCGTATGCTCACTGCCATTCCCCGGGACAATGACTTTCCGGATGTGTTTCAGGATAAGATTGATTGGATGAACCAATACTTTCCAGGCATACGTGTAAACTTTGGCCCCTACAGTCAAGACAAGCAACATCACTGCCGTCCTGGTGACATACTGGTGGATGATAGAGTGAGCAATATACAGGAATGGCGTGCTCGAGGCGGCACGGCTATTCACGTGACACAGAACTATCAACTAGCACTGGACGAACTACAGTGTATATTTGACAGGCAAGTGCTATGATACTGGTAACTGGTGCACTGGGTTTTATTGGTAGCCACCTAGTTGATCTACTGGAAGAACAAGGGCAGTCTGTAGTGGCTTTAGATAACTTGGGCTATGCGGCCAATGCTGCCTATTACGATTCTTTAAAGGCGAGAAATATCCCCACAGAAATAGTGGATCTCACTGACAACATACCACTGGAATACATATTTCGCAAGTATGATATCTCCCTAGTTTATCATCTAGCTGCCGAAACTCACGTGGACAACAGTATACTAGATGTTGCCCCTTTTATTCAAAGTAACATTATTGGCACTGCAAACTTGCTCAATGCTGTGGTCAAATACCCAGTGGAACGCTTTATACACATAAGCACTGATGAAGTATATGGACACGTGGCCCAGGGCAGTACCAACGAATTGACCCCATACCACACTCGTAATCCCTACAGTGCTACCAAAGCTGCCTCTGACCATCTAGTTACAGCTTGGCACCATACTTATAATCTACCTGCCATAATTACCCACTGCTCCAACAACTATGGTCCGAGACAGCACCAAGAAAAGATGATTCCCACTATCATCCGCAGTTTACAAGCGAATAAACCAGTACCCGTGTATGGAGATGGCTTACAAATAAGAGATTGGCTCTATGTACGGGATCACTGCCTAGCATTGACACAAGTGGCAGATAAAGGCCAGCCAGGCCAAGTATATAACATTGGACAAGCAGATCACCAAGAAATTACCAATATTGAGCTGGTAAAGATGATATGTGACTTACTGGACAAGCCCTATAGCTTAATAGATCACGTGGAAGATCGTAAGGGCCACGATAGAAGATACAGTATTGACTGTACCAAAATCCAAAAAGAACTGTACTGGCATCCCCAATACACATTAAGTCAAGGATTGGCTAGGACGTTAGCTGACGTCCCTGCGCGAAGCGCGAAGCGCTGAAAGCATCAAAGCAAGATTTTTATACTCTATTATCTACATAGTTAATACTCAATATTATGAGTGGCTCTTGATTCTACTCACACTATATACACTATGGACGACGAACTCAATAACCCTAGTTATAACATGGAAGACGTTAATGAACAGATACTGGCAGTTAGTAGTGAACTGACTCAACTGCGCATCAAACGCGATCAACATTGGGCACGTTTAAAAAGAGCAAGAACACACTGCCCCACTCCCAATACATATCACGTATGGCTAGAACAACAGTGGGGATTGAAGGTTATACTGGATAACAACAGTATGATTACTGATGAATACACTGTAGTGGACGATGCTAGATACTTACTATACTTGCTGAAGTTTGGGTCATAGTGGCAGTCCAGGTCTATATACACTAGCAAAAATTTGGCGCGTAAAAATTTTTGAGTGGCATCTTTAGATTTAGTCAGAGTTTCTAAGGTGCTGGGGACACCGACCTATATACTAGCCCAAAACCTGTGAAAAAATAATAAAAAGACCTGGAGATTTAGATCTGAGTGGTTCTACTATAACTCGGGTTTTTTAAAGAGTGGAATTTAGGATTTTTTTGATAGAAAGATTTGATAGAATTTTTGGCAAGCAAGTTGTTGCTTTTGTACAACAGTTTTCGTTTTGTACGACCACCGCCCCACCCACCAACCACTCAGGTCAAAAAGAAAGGACCATTACGGTCCAATCCTTTTATATGTGGACGGGGCCTGTTACTAGGGGCACTACCCCCCAGCCCCGTCCGGAGCAATCAGTTAGTCCATACGCGAGCCAGCGTAGGCCTTAAAGCCGTGCAGTTTGAACACTTCAGCAGCCGCATACGCACCTGCTTCCAGTATGCCCATACTCTGCACGCCTAGTTTGCTAGGGTTCCACAGGCAGTATGCGCCTTGCCAGTCCTTGCGTACACCTGCGGCTGCAAGTGCCTTGCCCAGCTTACTGTTGGCACGGATCTTCTTGCCGTTGTGTTCCCAAATGTTAACCCAAGCAAAGCCACAGCAGTCTCTGTCGCCGTGTTCAGCCAGTGCTCGCTGGGCCGCTTGGTGTGCAGTGGTCATTGCATCGTTAACGATCTGCTCTACTTGTTGTTGGGTAAGTTCCATAGTCAGCTCCTAGTGTGTGTAAGTCTATATTATACGATCAAACAGTCTCAGCGTCAAGCTCTTTTTGCACTGCCTCATGGCAAGCGTTTAGCACGGTCATTGCAATTTGATAGGCCAGTGCTCGTTCCTGTCGGTTGCTCAAGCGCTCAATGCGTTCAAACACTGCCTTCAGGGACTCAGTAACGAACATATTACTGTGGGGGATGGGGTTCTGCATACTAGCTCCTTAGTGTGTGTAAGCCATAATTATAGTGTCAATGGCGGGGGCTGTCAACCCCCTTTGTAGGCTTAGCCGCAGATCGCGTACTCTGCCAGTTCTTCCCAGTTACGGGTATTAGCAGTGCGGATCTTAACGCATTGGATCAGTGTACGCAGGCTCAGCTCTTTAACGCTGTCTTGCACACGGGCAATTAACTGCATGGCATCCCGTTTATGATTCATTTCATACTCGGGCATAAAGTCTGCGTTGGTCAATAAGTGTTGCATACGCTCGACCTTTTGCAGTGTGGTCATACTCAAGTCCACGCACAAACTACGAGTTACCACCGCTTGGTCTAACTGTTGCGTGTTCATATTGGAAATGAATACTACACGACCAGTAAACAGGAAACTGTTGGGAATATCGTCGTCTTTAAAGTCTGCGCGCCAAGTAATAACACGGCGGCTATAACTGTCCAATGCGCTTTTCAATAGCGAGAGACTAACTGGATCTTTTAATACTGAATCGCAGTCGTCAAATACCAGTACGCCGTCTTTGTTTTCCCACAGTAAACGGAACAGGCCTTTTGCAGTACTATAGCCTTTGACCACAGTATAACTCTTGTTTGCGCGGGTATTATTATCTGCCAGTGTAATGTCCTGGAAGCCCTTGTTTTTCAGTGCGGTCATAACAGTATGACTCTTGCCTAGTCCGCCAGGGCCGCAAATAACTACACTTGCTTGGGTGCCCTGTGCCACCATATTGACCATGTCAGTGACAAAGCCAAAGCGTTGGTTAATGGAAAAGCGTGAGGGAACGACTTGGCTTACGGGCATAGTGACCTTTGCAGTTAGTGGACCAGAACCATCTCGACGTTGGCGGGGTTGACCATCGTTTCTGTAACCTCTTGGCATAGTGTGCTCCTTAGTGTGTTGCAATGCTAGTATTATAAGGCCGTTCGTAGTGTTCGTCAAGCCTTTAGGTAATTTATTTGACCTTCTTTTGTCGGGCTTCCTGCTGGGCAATCTTGCCAGTGTAGGCCTTGCCAGCGGTGTGTCGGATGCCAACCTGGACACCCTTTTCGATGAGAGGAGTAATGACACCGCCAGTGGAGCTTGGGATGGATTTGATCATTGCGTGTTCCTTAGTTGAGTGTTGATTATAAGGCCTTGCGGCCTCATTGTCAAGAGGGTTTTACCACTCTTTGTGAAGACCTTCGTCTTCGTTGTCTTCATAGCCTGCGGTATAGGCCACGATCTCATCGGGTGTCATGTCCTTAAGGGTGACCCGATCAGTAGTGCCTGTGGCTCCCCGGTAGTAGTGGGGATTATATTCCCTGCGGTAATAGCTATCTGCTGAGCCGCGATCGTATGGGCTACCATGACGGGTTTCGTATACGACGTGATATCTGTCCATCTCTTGCTCCTTAGTTGAGTGTGTATTGTACTATCGTTTGGCAATCTTGTCAAGCACTGATTTCGCTTGATCCATCTCGCTGATGCCATCGTAGCATTGTTCCACAAGGGCCATCTTCATCAGTTCAATGATAGAGCGGCATTCCGTTTGATCCCGTTTAGGCAGTGTGGCAATGAATGCGTTGACCTGATCAAGTCCATCCAAGCCCCACATGATATCAGCCAGGACTCGTTGTTTCTCGTTCAGTCCCACAATGGTAAATTCTACGCTCATGGTTGGCTCCTTAGTTAAAGATTTCGTGTAACATAACGGCAATGCCCATAATCCAAATGGGTGCCAATATGATGATGAGGTTTACGAGTGCAGTGTCCATCTCTTGCTCCTTTGTTGCGATGTATGTATTATAAGGCCATTTGGCCTAGTTGTCAAGCCCGTTTACGGAAATATCCATAGGGCAGGCCCACCAAGTAGCACAGGAACTCGTCGTCACCGTTGCTACCTTCTGCCTCGTGTATCCAACGGAGTGCCATAGCACGATCCCGTGCGCCCGTTACCAGCAGGTTCTGCACCCGCATTTCAAAGTCCACTTCGGCCTTGTGCTCGTTCTCTTTGCGAATGGCCGCTTCGCGCTCAATCGCCTCACCCAGGATTTTGAACTCTGCTAGAAAGTCTGCCTCAGTCATAGCCTCGAGGTTCATATGACGTGGACGGATGCCGTATGCGTCCTTGTACATATCCCAGTACTGGGCTTGCATCTGCTCCAGGGTGGACATCTCATCCCAGCTTTTCAATTCCAACATAGTGTGCTCCTTAGTGTGTTGCGCGATGTATGTATTATACGGCCTTTTGAAAGACCTGTCAACCAAATGGATTATTCAATTTCGTATTGATCGTCGTACCAAGTGTCGTTGGTCTTCTGTGCCTCGTACTCCGCATCACGCTCATCCAGGATGCGATTGATCTCGCCCGTGCCTGACTCCACAAGGATATGCTCGCGCACTTCGCCGTAGACTTTGAAGGGCTCGTCTACCAATACAGTGTGCTGGACCTGTCCACCGTATTTGACACGGCTTTCCAGAACCAAGCCACTGTAGACAAACAGTCCTAGGTAGATGCCATTGATTCGTTTGCCTTCTAAGTTCCATTGCATAGTGTGCTCCTAGTGTATGCGTGTATTATAAGCCCAAACCCATTCCTTGTCAACCCGTTTAGGCTGAAACAAAACCAAGTTCACGCAGGGCCACTACATCCACGTACTCCATGCCAATCACTTGGAGGAACTTGTTCCAGCATTCGGCTTCTGTAGAGCAGTCAAATTCCATACCCAAATCATCATTGCCCCAGACTGAGGTACGCCATACGCCATCACCAATCCAGCCGTTGAAGAAGACTTGAACCAACATGGGATTCTTAACACCCTTGTGGTAGCCGTCAATTTGATATGATCCGCACCAGTCATCATTGGTGGGCTTTAATACTTCAACTCGCATGGTCAGCTCCTTAGTGTGTGTAAGCGTCAATTATAAGGCCGTAGGGCCTGTCTGTCAAGCCCGCAGTTCGTGTCCCAGGCTCACGCCTTCGCTGTAGTAGCCGTTGCTCTCACCCAACCAGCGAACGTCCACATAGCCTCGACGGGTAGCGAACTTGTAGAAGGTATAGGTATAGCTCTCGTAGTGCTCTTCGTCTGGCTCAGTAGCACCTGACACTTCTTCAGCGATCAGGAGTGGCTCACCTACCAAATCCTGCAAGTCGCCCACAATGTCGTTGATATCCACGCACTCGCAGCAGTCCTGGTAGTGGAAGAACACGAATCGCTCAGTGTCGTTTTCAAACACCAGCTCGCCGCTGCCCACTCCGCCCGAGACGCGAGTGAACACCTTGCCCACCATGTTCTTGATGTCTACCTGCGAATTCCAATCTGTGTACGCCATTTCCTGCTCCTGTGTGTTGCTGTTCATGTGTGTATTATAAGGCCTTTTGATAGGCCTGTCAACCCTATAGATTCAACAATTTACGTTCAAAGTCTGTCAACTTGGACAAGGCCGTTTGACGCATCTCTTCACGCTCTGCCGCCACACGACGATCCTCATCCAGCTGATCCAAGTCCCACATCAGGCTGTCCAGGACTATCTGAGCTTCCATAGAGTGGACCATAGGTAACTTCCAAGTCTCACGATCTTCGATTAAGACGAACTGGCTATCGCGCACTCGGAGTTCAAACCAGTTGGGACTGTTCGTTGCCCGTTCCAACTGCGCCATCAACAGGGCGGGGAAGGCAGCAACTTCTTCTGCCAATCGTTGGGCCATGAACGCTTCGTTCTCTGCTACCAGTTCTGCCTTTGTCTTACGTGCCATCTTGTGCTCCAGTGTGTTGCTGTCTATGCTTGTATTATAAGGCCATTTGAGCAGATTGTCAAGTCAAAATGAAAGGGCCACATCTCCCGACGTTGCCCTTTCCTGCCAGGACACTACCCCTGGCACTAACATCAATCCAACGGAGCGTTGTTGGATTTCATTCGATGAGGCACACTACCTCCTCATCGTTTCGGGGACACACTACTATCCCCGAATTCTTTAGACTAGGCCCAGGGCCATAGCCTTGTAACCAGCTGCCACGATTTCACGGCTTGGAGTACCCATTACGTACTCGGTGACTTCCACGTGGTTGCCAGCTACACGATTCTTACGATACACTGCAAAACCTGACTGACGAACACGGCTGACTTCAGCACTCATGTTCTTGATACCAAATCGCTTGTGGGCTTGCGCGGGGGTGATACGGTCACCTGCTTGCAATGCTTGGAACAACTTGTATGTCTTAGTTTCTTTATTCATCTTCTTAATCATTTTTCTATTCCTTGTAATTGTACTGTGTTCAACAGTTACAACAATATTACAGGAATAGACTGCCAAGGTCAAGCACTAATCTTACCAAATTCCTTGCTGGTGTAATAAGTAATCAACCTACGCTGGATCATAGTCAACAAGTCGCCGTGGTCATCGCTTACGATAAAACGAACTGGACAACGGCCCCAGGTGCCCAATGTTTGGAACTCTCGGAACCATTGACGATGTTGTTTGTTGGTTTCATCAAATGCTACCCAGGGCCGGCCGATAAAGGACAAGCGACTCATATCAGTCCTTCTTGGACACGCTGACAGTGAGGAAGCCTTTGATCAGGATTGCCGCACACCAAGTGTCAAAGGTGTAAGGGATTGCCAATGTGGGGAACAAGGTGTTCAGTGCCCAAATGCTCAGGAACGGTCCCATTACCACCAGGAAGATGATTAGTGCAATAAGGAAGACTGTTTTCATATATACTCCAAAAAATTGTTTATCGAAGAGGACTTATTGGCCTTGCCTCTACGCACACCGCAGGGATCTTTTAGAACGGAGCGTCTTCGAGGTCAGCGTCGACCTTAGGAGCAGCCTTGGCCTTGGGAGCCTTAGCCTTAATGGTGTCAATGGTAATTGCCTTTGCTTTAGGAGCCTTAGGCGCTTTGGGAGCCTTCTCTGCTTTGACAACAGGAGCTCGCTTGTCCAGCTCAGCAGCCAGGACTTGCTCAACTTCTGCGTTGCCTTTGCCAAAGCCCATCTCAATCAGTTTAAGCACTGCGGCTTCTTTGGTAAGGGGTTCCAGGAACTCAACGAGATCGATGTCAGTGTGGCCGCCTTTGGCAAGCACCTTAACACGGAGAGCGTCATTGGCAAAACGAGCCTTCAAAACACCATCCAAACGAGAAACGCCAGCGTGGGAAAAAACTTTAGTCATAAAATACCTTTCAATGTGTCTGTGTAAAATATAGCGCAGCACCTTACTGCCCTATGTATTAATTATACAACCATTTGGGTTGGCTGTCAACCGTTTTCTTAAGAATTGATTGTTTCGAACGGATCAAATTCCTCCCCTACTTCTAGGCTCTGCCCTTCAATCCATCCGTAAACGATGTCAATGGGGCACTCCAACATCACCGAGATAGTCCGGGGACTATAGCCCTCGATGTACAGTTGTTCAATGTCGTATGCTAGTTCTTTCATGCTGTTTCCTTCAAAAGTAAAGTTTCCAATTCTGTGTAAACACCGTTGTCTGTAGACACGTACCACTTGCCGTCTGTGCGCAAGATGTACTCGTATTCTTCATATTGGTGATTGGCAACATAGTCCTCAAAGTCTTTAAACTTCTTAGCCTGCACACCTGTCTCGCCGCGATCGCGAGCGTAAATTGTACACCAGCCTGCTTCCTGTGCCGCATTGTACGCCGCTTCATCTTCTTTGCTAGTGTGCGGGCTGAAGGGATGCTGCTCGCCAATCTCTCGACCCAACGAACTGACACTACCCAAGTCCATCAAGTCGCGCAGTTTGAAGGGATCTTTGTAATGCTCAAACAGGATCCGACCATTGTGATCCAAGTAGCCGTCCCAGTGACAGTAGACTTGATGAACTGTGCTGTCTGCGTACTCAAGTGCAATAGTGCTTCGTGTTCCCATTTTCAACTCCTAGTGTGTGTAAGTGTATATTATAAGGCCAAAAACAATCTTTGTCAACTCTTTTTTGAATCTTTTTATAGCCCCTACAGCAGGGGTCTATCTGCCCCGCTACACTAGCATTCACTGCCAGCCTCGCGGGGCTTGTAGGGGCTATTAACCCAGCACAACCACGCGGCGTGTGCCTTCGTAGTCGCCTTCTTCTTCATACATATCATTCTCATCCATCAGTTTATCCATACGGTGATATTCACTGCGCTTGACTAGGCCTTCAAACACCTCGTCTACGGTGGGAGCAACCTGTGTGTGCCAGTGGTCGCCATAGTTGTAGCTGAAGTGCACTTCAGCATCCTGGTCCAGGACTTGCAACTGCTCAATGAGTTCTCGAACGTTCATATCAGCTCCTAGTGTGTGTAAGTCTAAATTATAACGCCAAACTGCACTCTTGTCAAATGTTTTTTGGCCTATATAGGGCATCAAGTGCAACTATTTCTTCTTGCGTGGCCAAGCACTCACGGGCCAGACGATTCTTCTCTGCTTGGATAGCACGACTCTCATTACGACCACGAGACCAAGCCGTATAGTCATCGCTGTAGTTGTAGGTCCAATCGTGTCGGGCCAACAGTTCTTTTAGTGTGTTCAATTCTTCATTCATCTCTGTTCCTTAGTGTGTCAGTATTATAGCACCGTTTGATGCTATTGTCAAGACTTTTTCAGTAGCCGACAGTGACTTGATCAGCAATGGGATCATAGTCAACAAACGCCTTGACGGTGTGTTCCTCACCATCTTCCTCGTAGGTAGTGGTGTAGCAGAACTGGCCTGCATTGGTGATGCCCAGGAACCGGGCCGTCTTGAAGACGTCGCCCTTGTAGCCTGCCTGCTGGATGCCCATTGTAAGCATAGCCGCTGGCATATTGGTGAGCAGTTTGAGTTTGTCTGCTGTGATCATAAGTGCTCCTTAGTGTGTATTATAAGGCCATTTGGCCTTATTGTCAAGCCTTGGCCAGTGTGGCCATGAGCCTGTTGTTGATAGCATCCATCTCCTCACGGCTCACATAGAAGTCCGTAGTGGGGTCATAGTAGGCGCCTTCAACTGGATCATAGTACAGGACCCAGCCACCAAAGTTGAACGGACCTTCCAAGCCCTTACGCGGGCCGTACTTGACACGCATCAAGTCCATCTCATCCTTACCAGCGATAACCTTGTAGCCCATAGTGTGCTCCTTGTTGCGATGTATGTATTATACCACCAAATTGGCAACCTGTCAACCAGTAGGGTTAATAACTCTCATCGGCGGTCAATTGATAAACCGAAACCTCCAAACGCTCAACTTCCTGCTGGGCGCTGGCATACATGGATAGTAACCACTCGACTCGCTCAGCAGTGCTGCCTTCACGCCAGTCCTTGCTACCCGCAAACAACTCTGTGGGCAGCAGTTCCTGGATGCGTTCAATTTCTGTTTTCATTCTTCACTCCTTGTTGCGATGTATGTATTATACAACCAAAACAGTCAAGTGTCAATAGGTTTCTTTGACAATGTCAAACTCTTCTTTGGGATACTTGGCCTTGAATTCCTCCGTGTTGACGAATTCATTGTAGCCTTTGGCATCAAAGAAGACCTTGTGAAGAATAGTGGGACGGAGTTGACCCTTGGGGAGAATGGTCAAGTAGACCGATTTTGCTTTGCCTGCCATATGATTCCTTGTAGTGTTATCTAAGTATATATTCAAAAGCAGTAGCTGTCAAGCCCACGCACGTATTAATCCAGCAGTGCACACCAGCAGGCCGATAATATTAGTCACCGTCTGTGGTTTGTTGCGCACTCGTAGACTCCATATCAAGTAGAGCCCACCGCCAAGAGCACCTGCCACAATGTTCCAAGGATACTGTTCGGGAAAGAAGCTCATCAGTGTATACATCGCCAAGAAGCAGGCAGTGCCTGCCCACTGTAGTACTTGATTCACATTCATGAGGTCACAGCCTCACGGTCAACCATATCGCTCAACTCAGCGAACTTCTGCTTCAATGCATAGACCTTAGGCTTGGCTTCTTTCAAAGCCTCCCAAATGAAGTCCTCGGCAAGCCCGTCAGTAAGGACTTCTCGGGCGTCACTGTATAAGCATCCGCCCACGTAGGACGAACCAAGTTCGAGTCCTTCAACCATAACGCGGACACGGAGCATAAACCAATCGTAGGTGCCGTTGTCAATCTTACGGCAGATCTCGTCAATGTCGTCTGCTTCAAAGCAATCGCGGGGGTGAAGGTCTTCATAGGTCTTGTCTACAATTACAGTAAAGCCATCGCGTTCATAAGTGGCCAGTTCGTCGTAATAGCGTTGCATCATCTGCTCCTTAGTGTGTGTAAGTATGTATTATACAATCATTCGTTGATGCTGTCAATACCACCGTTCAACTCAATGTCAACATTTTCTTCGCCGGCCTGCTCCTGCTCCCACTCACTTACCGCTTGACTGATGCCGTATTCTTCATCCAATTCTTTGGGCAAGGTGGCTTCGATCTCATCAGCAGTCATACCGCCATACTCGAAGTAGTCATCGTGGCCATTGTCCCAACGACCGCAGAATGCCATACCAGGCTCGTAGTAGGTTGCTTCAACTTCAAAGCCCAAAGCCATCAACTTCTCATAGGCATTGGTTGGAGGAGCCCACGCACTGTCAAAGCTCATCTGCACGGTGTTGGCATCCACTCGCTCAATGCTGTCTGCACTGACATCCCACTTGGTGCCCCACTCAGCCACATTGTGGTCATACCAAGTGGCATAGCCGTATTTCTCACGGTTGGCCGCCTGTTTAGCCTCTAAGGCCTCCTGTTCGTCACCTACATAGCCACTCACTGTATCCGTCAAGTCCTGTGGGCAAGGGATGAACTCTTGCAATAGGCCCTCCTTGCCTTTGATCACACGGTCAATCATTGCGGGATCCTTGTGGGTCAAGGTCAAACCATTCGAGCACCAATTAGGCATTTTCCATCTCCTTGCGTTGTTCGTATTCAGCTGTGAGTTCTGCGTCGGTAAAATTGCGGTAACCTTTGAAGCCATAGCCCAGGTAACTGTCCAACAGTTCAGGACCATTGGCGCATTCCATGATGTACTGGAAGTCGCCGTTGATCAAGTAGTCAATCATTTCGTCTCTATCCATATCAGCTCCTTAGATTACAAGGTATTTGTGACCAGGGTCCAACACGTCACAGGTGTCGTCGCTTTCAACTAGGGGATAGTCGCCTACGGGAGCGTAGTATTCGCCCACGCCGCTTACATAGATAGTCACTGTCTGCTTCAGCTGTTCTTCAGTGAAGTCTTTGATCATGTCTTTCAAGTCTTCCCAAGTCATCGTGTGCTCCTTAGTGTGTAAGTGTGTATTGTAACACAGGATCGCTCCTGTGTCAACACCTTAGGCAAATTCGTACATCTTAACAGTGGGATCCAACTTGATCAAGTCCCGTGCGGCACCAGTCAGTTCCCGATAGCGACGATTGACTTCTGCACGGGGCAGTTCGCCATCGCAGGTCAAGTTCTCTGGACTCAAGTCTGCGTCCAACATACCAGCCACTTCCTGGCGACCAAACTTGCTCACGATCTCATATTGTTTGCCGTTGAAGATCGCGTTCCAACGGTTCTTCTGATCCACGTATGCTTGCAATGCTTTCATCTCTGCTCCTTAGTTGCTGTGTAAGTCGTTATTATAACAGGGGCTCGTTCCCCTGTCAAGCCTTTTATGCAAATTCTCGGTCTTCAACCTTTGACAGCATATTAGCTGGAACACGCCACAGACCCTGCACCGTTTTAACAGTGACGAACTTGATAGCAATCTTCATCACCACGCCCGTAATGTTCTGCCCTGTCTTGCTGGACGTAAAGTTGACATTGTCGCCAATCTGCAGACTGCGCTTGTTTACTTCCATCAGTCGTGCACGAGCGAACTTGACAGCGTCAATGATGAGGGACAGTTGGTCATTGGTAAAGTTACCTGCGAGGATTTCTGCGTTGATAGTTTGAATGGACATAGTGTTCTCCTAAGTGCGTTGTTGAAGTATGTATTATACGATCATTTGCCTAGACTGTCAATGCCTTTTTTGCACGAATCTGCTGAGTCAAGGTGGGCGCTTCGTATTTGGTGTCCCATCCCCAACTCTTAGCCGTGTCCTCAGGTTGCTTTGCATAGTTCTTATAGGCCTTTCGAGCCTTTGCTGGATCTTTAAACTCGATCTCAGTTACATGACCATCTTGGTATTCAATGAAGAAGAATGCACCGCTCATGTCTTACTCCTTAGCATTCAGGATCAAAGTCTGCCCACTCTTGGGCTTCGTCGGGCTGGCCATCATACTCGTCTTCCTCATCCTCATCCAGGATGTCGTTGCTTCGCATCATGTCTGCCACCTCATCCTCACTCATATAAGCAAGGGCCATCTCAGCCACTGCCTCTGCAGAGATGAGACCCTCATCCATCATAGACAGCAGTCTAGTAGTTGCTTCACGTGTCATATCAGCTCCTTAGTGTGTGTAAGTCTGTATTATACAACCGTTTGCTCAAACTGTCAACGGCTTTCCAACTCTACTTCAATGTCTTCCTGGATCTCGTACACGACGTCTTCAATGCCCGCTTGCCAAGCCAAGAGATCCACCGTGTTGGGTGTGTATGTGCGCTTGAACTCTGCAATGGCTTCAATGAAGACTTGTGCGGCTGCTTCCAGCTCGTCCAGTGCGGTATGGATTTGATCTGCTCTTGCCATCTCTGCTCCTTAGTGTGTGTAAGCCGTTATTATGACAGGGAACCCAGTCCCTGTCAACCTCACATTGAGTGGAATCGTTCCATGCTAGGATCGTTTACCGTGCCCCTGTCTTCCCTGCGGATCTCAACGTCTGCACCAGTCAAACAGTTTTTCACAGTGACCAGCTGGCGACCGTTGAAGGTAGCAACCTGTTTGATAAATGCCTTCTGCTGGCGCTTGGGCATAAGGTTCAGCATTTCCTGTGCCATGCTGTTCAGGTAACCTGAGGTGAACGCAGCGCCCTGATCTGCGTACATCTGATCCAACTCTGCTTTGAGTGCTACTTGGTTGTCTGTAGTGAACATATCTACTCCTAGTGTGTGTAAGCTGTTATTATAACGCCTTAGGGCAAGGCTGTCAACCCTTGCCCCTACAGTTTACTCGGACTTTACGCCCAGTGCCTGCACAGTTTTCACGCCCGCCTCTGTCAAGTACAGTACACGGTTGCGGGTCGCAGTAACTACAAACAGGGCGCCCTCTGTACCACCACACCACGTGTCGTAACGAACTGCTGGATTTTTAAGCAAGGCCGTAATGGCCATTTTGCGGGCACGCAGGCTCTCATTGTACGTGCCCATGCAGCCGCACATACATCCTGGACGACCTGTGTACGAACGTGTAGTTTGATCAACTGTTAACATAAGCGCTCCTTAGTGTGTAAGCATACATTATAATGCCAAAAGTGCACAGCGTCAACCAAAGACCCTGTGCACTGTAGGGTTATTCCTGTGTAGCAAAATCTAGTGCTTCGTTTGCTAAATCTTCTGCTGTTTCTATGTCTGCTACTGCAATAGCATTTTTCAAATCAATCAGTATGTCTATCAGTGTACGCATCATCAACTCCTAGTGTGTGTAAGCCGTTATTATACAACAGAACGGGAACAGTGTCAACTAATGACCCTGCTCCCTGTAGGGTCTTTAAATGTCCCAGCACTCAGCAACTACAGCGGCCACGTGCACAGGGTCCAAACGTGCAAGGCCTGCAATAAATGTAGACCCTACATCACAACTCACATAGCGGCCTGTTTGCATACCCTGCTCGCTGTAACTTACATCTTTAGCTTCAGCTTCACTAAAGCCCAAAGTCTGCAGGTATGCTTGCAATTCCCGCATAAACTGCCGGTCTGTGTAAATTAGACCCATTTTAGCACAGTCCCAAGTGTCCCCTGTAAAGTATACGCACAGCTCGCCAAAATCCCGCTCCGCTGTGCAGTACTGCAGGTCCAGTTTAGTAATGTCTACGGACTTTGCAGTGCGCGACCAGTAACCGCCACCGTCTGTGTGCAGTGTAGTAAAAACTTGCATAAGTGCTCCTTAGTGTGTTAAAACTGTATTATAACATTAATCTACGTAATAGTCAACCACTTGTGTTAAGTGTGCTACTGCCAGGTCTGCTTCTTCAAAACAGTCCAGCTCTGCAAACTGTTTGCCATCGCACTGTGCTTCCAGCAGCAATTGCTCAACCTGCATCAGTAGTGCTAAAATTTCCTGTTTTACTTGCATACGTGCTCCTAGTGTGTGTAAGCTGTTATTATAAGGCCGTTTGCACTCACTGTCAACCGCTTTCTAATCCCACACTGCCTTCAGGGTTGTAAGGTTCCTGTAAGGAAACCCTGCTATAATACACTCATATTCGAAAGCAGGCCTGGGGTGGACGTGGAGGGTGCGCGAGTCTTTAATGACCACAATGGTCGTGTGGTCGTAAGGAGCCTGTAAGGTTTGAGCAGTACAATGCACTCTGCGCAGTACTTGGTCGTTGAAGCAGGCTGTGGATAAGCTGTGAGTATCCTGTGGATAACAGAAAATTGTGGATAAGCTGTGGACAACTTGTGAATAACTCTGCCCTGTGGATAACTTGTGGACAACTTGTGAATAAGCTGTGGATAACCAGAAACCCTGTGGATAACTTGTGAATAAGTCGATCCTGTGCAGTGAAAGGTTGAATAACCTGTGGACAAGTCGGTCTTACGTAGTGAAAGGTTGATCAATGGTGGGACCTGAGTGATTCGAACACTCCACCAACGGATTATGAGTCCGCTGCTCTAACCTAATGAGCTAAGGTCCCACTGTATACACACTACTATATACACTATATACACTATATACACTATATAGCGTAGAGTCACTCAACACACTATATATTATACTATATACTCGACACACTGTCTCTACACTATGTACTTATTATACACGGTAGGCACGGTTAGAGCAATCAAGAGTTGTTGACGCCGTTGCTATTTCACCACAGAATCACCAGGTTTTTGAGCAGGTTTTGGTAGTATTTGACACCATTTCAGAGGGATTTTGGCCCCAGAATGCGCAAAAATTGTCTAATCTAGGGCGGAAAATCGTAGAAAATCGTTGCTATAGTGCGACAGAATGGTTGACACCGTAGACAGGCTATCGCCAAATACTCTACAGCGCATCTAAGTATTTTCTTTGGTCCTCCGCCCACCTGTGCAGCGGGGTTTTTGCATATATGCCCTAGGGTTACAGCGGGTTATTCCCCTTCAGGGGTCCTCCGGACAGGGTATCAACTACTCCTGATAGTGTAACCCTACACTACCTTACAGCGGGGTTTTATCCAGTGTATCGAGTGTGTATATAGCACTACCTTACAGCGGGGTTTTATAGTCCCTAATACCATAAGGAAAATATACCAAAAGGGTTATCAAGTGTTTCATTATACTTTACCTAATTCCCAATGCTTTTCTTCCCTGTGAAGCATAGTCTTCATTGACATGAGTCTTATAACTGTGACAGCACTTGCAAAGAGTCTGCATATTACTGGCATCATCATTACTGGGATCACCATCTATATGATCAGTGTCCAGCATACCTTTCCAAACTATAGTAGTTGTACAGGTAAATCCCAATCTAGCATCCCTATTTTCACAGTAGTCTTTTCGATATTTTCTATAAGTGTGTTTACTGTTCAAGTAGTCATTGAGGTTGTCAAAGCCAGCTTTATGTGCCATGATGTCGCCAATAGTATCAATCCAAGTGACTTTTGTTTTTGCTCGATATCTCATCACTGTATTGTTTTGATGACATTGGGCACAAACTGGACGATAAATGGGTGCACCACTGGTCCAATGATAGTCCATTACAGTTCTGGTATTGCCGCAATTTTTGGTACTGCACAGGGGATGTTTTTTAATTTCGCTATAAGACCTGTGTCTTTGACGCTGGGTGCCTTGACGTTGGGCTATGCGTTTAGCATCCTTGTGATTGAGTTGGTTGAGATCTTTGATAGTATAGTAGGCCATAATGGGTTTGTATGTGTGGGGGTTTATCTATATACGTGTGTGTATTATAATATCTAAAGAGGGCCTTGTCAACAGTATGTGGTGGGGTGTGATAAATATCCATATACAAGAGAAAGAATACCCTATGACCTACACGGGAAATACTTGTACAGAACTTTGAGGAATATTAGGCCATATTATAACGGCTGCTAAATATGCTATACACGCGATTATAAGGTATCTCATTCAATGTCTCTATCATATAAAATTCTTGCTGCCAATGAAGACAATGGCACTGTAACTATTCAATTTGAATATCAACATCCCTATAATATATCAGTACCCTGTGTAGATGGGCAATTTTTAACTGGTGACCTCTTTGAGGGGTGGGTGCAGGGCCTAAATCCCCAAAATCGTTGGGACACAGTCAGCACTGCCACTGGGTGGGATCAAATAGCGGTTCTAGTAAGTGATGGTGTACCCACACCCTTTCCCAGCCCACCCATACGCCCAGGTTACATGATCAATACTGGCACAGTGGCCACAGAAGGTGTTACCACCATATGACCATGCCTGTTAAACCCTGTCAAACCTTTGTATTTGACCTTGTTCGAACAGACATTTATAGGGTCAACAAGGGCGAGGGTCTAATTCCTCACCAACATAATTTTGAGCATTTGACCCTGTGCCTTGCGGGCCACTGTCAAGTTCGAATACAGGATCGCGAGGGTTTGATTAATTTATGCGAGGGCGATCCTCCTATATTGTTGCCACGAGACCGTTGGCACGAAGTTACGGCACTAAAAGACAATACAGTATTTGTCAATATGTTTACTGATAACAGCAAAATACTTGTGCCTGCTTTGACGGAATAATAGTTATATGGCCTACTCAAGTCACGTTTATTTTTTCACTGCCACCAACAACAGTTTTGTGGCGCCCAAGGGTGCTACCCGAATGGCTGTATTTTTAGTAGGTGGTGGCGGGGGTGGCGGCAGCGGCTATGTTAATGGCGGTGGTGGTGGTGGCGGGGGTGGTGTATTTGCTGCCACAGATATACCAATTACCCAAGGCACACCCATATATGTAACAGTGGGCGCAGGTGGCAAAGGTGCTGGACGTGGCGAAGCTGGTTCCACCGGGGCTCAAAGTCGCGTAAGAATAATTGGTGCCACTCAAGGTAGTCTTGATTTTCAAGCCTATGGCGGCGCGGGCGGCGGTAG